ACCTGTTGGAGCTAAGATTACACCAAGTTCACCTTTAGCCAAACCACCTTTCAATAGGTTGTCAATACCCGTGATTCCCATAGGAATTGGGTGACGGAAATCGTCTTTTAATACATCATCCAAATTAGCAAAAACATCTGATGTACCAGCATCAACTTCACCTACTTGAAGAGCTTGTCTTACCATACCTTCGAGGTGGTCATAACTCTCAAAATCACCCTTATCAATAATCTTCTGAGCTTTAGTCATAACCTTTTGAAGTTCTTGTTGTTTACAGAACTTCAAAGCTTTAGATTGAACAAATTCAGAACCTTCAATGGGGGATTCTTTTACCTCATTAACCATGTCCAAAACCATCTTCTGAGCCATTGGAGAGGTAATTTCCGACTTTGTGAGTTGTTCCAAAGTATCGAAAGTTGGTGAACTTTCATAAGTTGAATAATACTGTTTTATTAACTGCATTATTAACTTAAAGTATTGATTATCAAAGTATTTTGGGTCAAGAACGTCAACAATGGAAGTGGCGAAATCTTTATCAATAATAATATTATTTAGTAGCTGAATTTGAAATGAATTTCCTAAGTATCCAAAGTTTTTATCGTTCGACATATACTGTATTTTGTTTTAAATTTAACGGGTCCGGTTTAATAAATATGCTTAAATCAGACTATAGTTCATATAGTTGTGTGTTAAATTTTCAGATGAAAAAATGTCAGTCAACGCTCGAAGTATAGTTTTTAACTCTGGGCGTATGTCTACCGTATATCTTACCTTTGGAGGGTATACTTTAGCATCTAAAATTCTATGACAAATTGTCTCGTCACCCATCTTAATATAGACGTTAAAGAACTCATTTTCATCTGTATTTGATGTTTCTAAAATCTCGGGTTCAACCATAATTTGGTCCATATTATCCATCATATACACCATTGTTTTTGCAACCAAAACTTGGTTGATAAGTTTAGTTACTTCATTCAAAAGTAAAGGTACCTCTAAGCTTCTACGAGCCTTTGAGTTATACCCTTTTACGTTGAAATAACGTTGTACTACAATGTTGTCATTCAAGGTTAACAAGAACTCCATTTTAACTGCATCATTTGTTTGCTCTTTCATAAAAATTTTTAATTAATTGTTACTTTTTGTTTGTAAATCGTTTTTTTTCTTTCCTCGTTAGTTTCATAAATGGAGTGAGGAATTCCACCCATGCGTTGTCGTGTTTTGGTAAGAATTTAAATAGACCATCGTCCATCATCATTCTCATTAAGTTTTTATATCCTCTACCATCGGGGTCCAATTCTTCTTTATAATATTGTTCAACTTCTTCTTTCCCTTCATCAGTAATTAAAGGTTCCGACAAATCTACGAGTTTTTTATTAATTTCAAAAAACTCATTTCCAAATACCCCTCTCTTTGTTACTCCCGTTAAAAGATTTTTTAGAGCTTTGTTTTCTTTGTCTTCCTTTAATAACTCTTCAGCTTTTGTCAAAATATGGTCAATAGAAACCTCATTTTCAAGTACCTCAGGAAAAAGTTTCACAAAAGTTTTTTCACCCAAGAGTCGAATACCATCAATGTTATCAGATTTGTCTCCTGATAACACCTTATAGGTAACGACATTCTTATGTGGTATAGATATATCCCCTATTTTGATTTTAGAACCCATTTTAAGGTATTCTTTCACCATAGGGGAGTAGATGGTCACATTCTCAGAGATAAGCTGTGTAAGGTCTTTATCTGAAGAAAAAATGGTTTTGAATTCGCCTTCAGAAATCTGACAGTAGTATGATATAACATCATCACTTTCACAGCCATCAAGCGTAATTTGACGGATGAACATTTCTTCCAAATATTCACGGACACGTCTTTTCTGCCAATTGAATGAATCTTTTTTAATTTCATTCAATCCGTCTCTACGGTTCATTTTATATTCGGGAAATATCATCCGTCTTTGGATTGCATTGTTGTTACCATCCCAAACAACAATGACTTTGTCGAAATTGTGTTCTTGTAAAAATCTTTTTAAAGCATTAACAAAGTGGTAAATCGCACCAATATGGTTACCGTTATGGTAATACTCCTTAACTCCGTGAAAGCCAATCTTGAACAGATTGTCCCCGTCAACCAATAATGTTTTTACCACTTTGAAATACCTAAAAGGTTACACATTCTCTGTTTCGTCTTCTAATTGGAAGTCACCTTCTGCTCCGATGATTTCTTTCCAATATTCTGAGTGTTCTTTTTTGTACGCTTCAATTGAAGATTTCTCTTCTGCCGAATCTTTACCTGCCAAGAAACCGTGGGGGGTTACAATGATTCTTCCGTCTTCATATCCCAAACCATTGATGTGGTTTTTCAATACGGAAACTTTAGAACGGATTGCAAACTTAACGGTACGCTTGTCTTTGGTTGCGGTAATCTTAGTTGTACCCGCACCTTTTTGGTTACCAAACAAGAATACCAAAGATGAGTTCAACCAAATAGCTTCACCACCTTTTGCTTTGATTTTTGGTTGACCAAATGGGTTATCAGGAAGTTCAACCCATGGTTGGTTAACAATAACTAAAGTGTTCTCAAATTTCGAATCTGATTTACGTGAACCTGAGATACGTTGGTTAATACCCATACCAATCTTGTCGGCAAGAACCGCCGCGTTGTGTTGTTTACCACCTTTACCTTCAAAAGTCATTTTACAGGGAACTGAACCTACTGAATCCCAAAGGAATAATAAATCGTATTCCAACTCACCTTTTTCTTGAGCATCCAACAAATCGTTGATGTACTCTGTGATTTGTTCAATATAATCAAAATTGTTATTAAAAATAAAGAATCCGTCCCAATCCAATTCACCTGTTTCAGGGTCCACTACTTCTTCACACTCAAAACCCATAAGGTGTGCGTGTTCAAATGACCATTTCTGTTCGGTGATAATAAACACAGGAAGAATACCCTTTTTTTGTGCATCAACAGCAGCTTTAACCAAAGCCGTGGTCTTACCTGTATCTGAGTGACCTAAGAACATATTCAAATGTCCAATAGCAGGACCAGGGATACCTACCGCATCCAAAAAGTCCTTACCTAAATCCAAGTAACGTTGTGGTTTGTACTTGGCTGACGTAGAGAACTTCTTCTTAATGTCCTTGAAATCTTTTTTCTTAATTTCCATAATTTTGAGAATAAAACTTTTTTAAATTTTCTAATTTATCATTGGCAGCTGCAAGTTTTTCAACAAACTTATCCATTTCTTCTAAATGTTGTGGGTGTTCTCCAATACCAACTGGATTCTCCATATACACCATCAATATTGCGGTCGCTTCTGCAATTTCGCTCTCGTACTTTTTAGTAAGAGAATCGTACATATATTTTCTGATTTTCATATTTAATATAAATTAAGAAAGGCGAGGGATAACTAAATCCCCCGCCTCATTTTTTTTAGAATGGAAGGTCTTCGTCGATATCCATTTCAGCCTGTGGGTCAGAAGCTGTTGAGCTCATTTTAGAACCACCACCGATTGTCATCTCATCACTATCACCATAAACATACTTTTTCAAATCTGAATCCCAACGTGGAGTTTCTCCACGAGCAATCGCTTCCAAGTATTCTTCAGGTTTTTTAGTGTAAACATCATTCCATGTAAGTTCGTCGTCCAACCACTCTTTCTTGATTGCGCTGTCAGTATGAAGAGGACTTGGGTCGTCATACATAATGGTTTGAACTACAGTATATTCTTTACCACCAGGAGTTTTTGATTTGGTCAATTCAATAATCAAATCACGACCTTCCTCTGCGTTTGTAACATCACCCTTAGCTTTCCAAATTGGAATAATCTTATCCAAGATACCTTCTTGCTTGTAGTTGTCTTTAAAACGCCAAAACTTTACTCCGTCTTCTTCAGCGTCACGGTCAACCACCTTTACAATGTAGAATTTACGTGAACGGTACTGACGAGCCAATTCTTTGTCTGACTCTTTACCTGTTGACATAAGTTCTTCATAAACTTCATTTAATGGTGAACGTTCTCCATCGTTCTTACCTGGGTCGTATAATTTAACCCACTTACCATCCACTTGGATTTCATGGTACCATACCTCTTTAAATGGTGATGAACCATCTGATGTTGGGAGAATACGTACTCTCTTTTGACCAGATTTTTCACCTTTCAATAAGATAGTAGTAAAATACTTTTTCATTCTCTCTTCTTGAGAGACCTGTGACCCGCCATTGTTTGAACGTGTCGTGTTTTTTTCGTACTGTGCTAGTACTGCGTCTAATGAATTTTGCATCGTTTTTTAATTGTTTTTAAAGTTAATAGAATCTCATATACTCTACATACAATTATACTAAACTACAATTCAAAGTCAAATATCCGGTAAAAAAAAAGACCCGAGAGCAGTTCTTACGGTATGCAACTCGGGTACGTTTTTGCCTAAGGTAGCAGGCATCTTAAAACATTAATATTGATTGTCGTCTTTATAAATGTTAAATGTCTTTTTTATATCAGCTGGTGAAAAATTCTCAACTTCATCATCAGTTAAAACATATTCGTTTTTACCTGAAGCTTCCATATCACCTTGCTTATCTTCAAAAAAATCAGTAAGTTTTTGATTATATGGATAAGAATCCAAACTTCTTAATTGTAATTTCTCCTCAGGACTCTTTTGACGATACTTTTCAATTTTGTTTTCAATATTGTTAATCTTATCAAAAATAGAATCCATAGCACCTAACTTTTCTTCTAAGTCATTTAACTTATCCATCATAGAAGTCATATATTCTTCTTGCTTTGACTGGATATCTTTTTGAGATGTAACTAAATCAGTAATGTCTAATTCTTCTACATCACCATCTGTTGATGTTTCACCTTCAACATTACCTTCATTATCAATTTTTTCAACATCTGGGTCAGTCGCCGTATCAATTGGTTCAGGAATTTCATCAACAGGAGCATCACCTTCAGGTGCTGCTGCCGCGTCTATTTCAGTATCAGCAGGTGCTTCAGCTGTTGGGTCATCGAATTGTTCAACAATATAATTGTTAATCTTTTTATATCTTTCGACCTCTTCACTAATTTTTTTAGCTATTGACATTTTTTTATATTTTTAACCGTTTAATAATGTTTTTACACCATGTGGTGTTTCAACCCTTAAAGTTCTATTTAACTTCATGGTATTATCCACTCTTTCGATAAGACCATCTTTCATTCTAACTGTATAACAGTCACCAGTGTCTAAATCACAAACTTCTTTATAACCATTTCCAGCATCTCTTTCTGAGATTCTAGTGTCTTTGGCTAAATAACTATCTAATAAATTTTTGATATCCATAACGATATTTTTAATATAAATATAACAAACTTTATGTTTTTTCAATTATAACCCATTTGAAACGGAATAATTTAATGCCGATTGGAACGATGCCACTGTTCTTTGCCAGTAATTTTTATTATTAACCACACCCCCGCTTTTATTTGCATCACTAATGGCTTTGTCAATTTTTTGTTCGACATCATTACCACCATATAAACCGACACCTAAATTCCAACACGATTTCCATAATCTAGCATAAGATTCGGCTTCACCATAATAACTTTGATATTGATTTTGTCTTTGTACAAAACCAGCAGTATTGAATCTACTTAATACAAACTTTATTGAATTGTCAAAATTATCGAATACCGCGAGTGGTCTTGAACCACCCTCTATTACTTTAACACAAGATTGTCCCGATACAAACCCAATCATATTATTACTCCACGTTCCATCGGTATGTATTCCAAATAAATCATTACCAACACACGTAAAGTTTGTACCTTGACCTTGTTCCGTCCAAGCCATTCCAAAAACCAATCTTCGTATCTTTAAAGGTATATCCGTTCTTGTTTTTAGGTATTCAATAACATCTTTCTTTCCGATTGTGGTGATACTACTATTGTCAATCCACGGTAGGTTAGGGTATTTTGTTTTATTTAAACAATCCGCCAATACGGCTCTTGTTGGTTTATTAACCCCACCCTGAGGCAATGCCGGAGGATTAGTATTTGTAGTTACAGTTGTAGATGCTTCGGATTCAAGATTTGCGTTAGCACTTGTTTGTCCACTTGTTGTTGTAACAATATTATTAACCTTTTTCTGATACCTTCTCAATAAATCTAAATTAACACTCATTGTAAGTTTATCCAAATTTGGGAATGAGAATTTTGAAATTCTTACCCCTGAAAAATTTGTTTGGAAGTCATTTGGTGTAATAGTATGGGTTACATTTAAAATCCAATAAGGTCCTGTAAACATTGGAACATATCTTAAGTTAAAGTACATTGTAGGTTGTATCATAACATTACCCATCGATTGTACCTCACAAGTATAACTTCTAGTTTTGTATATGTTAAATAATGATGTGGACTGCTGATACGTCTTTTGACCTTTTGTTTGGTTTGCCATATCCGTCAACACTTTGAAGGTTTCAGAAGTGTTTTTATATTGTGATTGGTCTAATGAAATAGATTTAAATATATTTTGGTTTCTAATACCAAAATCCACATTAAACGCAACAACTTTGTTAGACGTTCCCCAGTCTTGTTTATTATTTTGATTCTCAACCAATGGGTTTTCAGATGATTTTCTCAAATCAAAACTATCATTGGCAAAACGATAATCTATATTTTCTTTTTGTTCTGTATGTTCTGACAATCTATTGGTGTACATACAAACAAACTTTGGTTTGTTTTTTTGATAATCAACCTCAAGGTATGTTCCGAACGAGCTATTTGGAATATCAATATCTTGTGGTACACCATTTTTAGTTATCTCTTGAACACCATAGAAGTTAACATATGCCGGCAAAGCCATGAATATGAAATTATTATGAGCTAATATTTCACCAATTAATGAATATAAAGATGCTGTCTCTCGTTCGTTTGATAACCAACTTGATAAATGATTTACATCTACAATAATACTATCACCGATATCTCGGTTAGCTCTATCTAAAAATAAAAAGTCCTCAAATAAAACTCGGTTTTTAAAATCACCACCCGCAATCCATTTGTCATTCAAAACTTTGAATACTTCCCAAAGTTCCGTCTTTGCAATATCACCGTCCATCGCACTTCTTTTCGATTCCTTGATTTGGGTAATATTTGGAATGTTCTTATTCAAATATCTAAACACATTGTTAAGAATGTTTGATTGATATTTGTTTTGATTACTCAAGTATTGATTAAGGTTTGTCGTGAAGGTCGCACTAGTTAATGACGGGTTTTGTAATTTTTGTGTGGCAAAAATCTTAATTACCTGTGAAAGCTGTTCAACATTTGTTTTAGTGAATTCAATATTCATGGTAATAAAGAAATCAGTAATATATGAACCACTATCTTTATAACTTAAATCACTATTAGTAAATTCACCAACATTTAA